GCTGAGAGAGTACCTTCGACTTCTGCACGACCAACTTCCAACTGTGGCGCACTATCACTGCCAATTACAAAGGTAGGTGCGAATGAGTTAGTCAGGGTAAAGTCCATACCAGTTACGATAGCTGATGTAGAGGGTGTACCATTGACGTTACCAATAGCTAATGTACCTGAGTAAGCATCAAATGGAGCAGCACCTGATGCAGCATTCTGTGTCTTCTCAGTAGCACTCATGGTCATGTCCTTACCAACCATACCGTAGGTAGCTGTTACCATCTGATTAGGGGCTAGAGAGATACCCATAGTAGAAACTGTCATACCTGTAAACAAACGAGCTTGGTCGATGTCAGCAGCATAATCTTCGATAGAGAAGAACTTAGGTGCTGTGCCAACCTTAAGGACGTTATTTGACCAAGTAGACAACATAGCTGATTCTAGGAATGCATCGTAGTCAGCATCACGTAAGTCAGCTATAATATCACCAGCAGCTTGACGGTTACCATGACGGTCAACACGAGGCATACGGTCAGCTTGGATGTCAGTACCAGCTACACGATCTTTGCTTAAGTTTAAAGAGTGTGTGCTGAAGGGTAAGTTTGTAAAGTTACCAGCGGGAGTCGTACCAAATGTGCTTTCCACAATGAACGATAGACTGGAACGAGAACCTTGTGCGAAGGCCATGTTGTATTCTCCTAATTGTTATAGACGTACCATCCGATATTAATCGGAACGTAGTACCAAGGCGCATCTAAGAAACCTTGCTGTCTTTCAGCGTAGTCTATAGATACAGTTATTGTTTCATCCCCAGAGTAGGAGATTTTAGTGGTTGCTTCAAAAGCCTCTAGGATAGTGTTAGCTAAGGCATCAGCAGCGGCGGGGCCATTACCTTCTGGGGTGTAGGCAGTTACAACAAACACACCATCGTATCTCTGTTGTGGGTTTAAACCTCTTACAGCGGGTCTACGGAGTGTCGGGAGGAAATTAGTCTGTAGGTAATTTGTACCTGTTGTTGGGCTAAATGAGACATTCTCATAAGCTATCCCACTAGGTAAATTAGAGGTATTAGCTAACTTGTTCTCAAGTGCTGCCCGTATGTCATTATAGATACTAGCCATGAATGTTTCTCAGTTTAGTGAAGACAAAATAAGGGGATGTTTTCCAACCTCTGCCCCCGTATTCAACAGCAACAGCATGAGGACTATTATTACGAAGGACTATACTCGTAGTATCTAATAGTGAAGGTATTCTTTCCAAGTCTTTAATAAGATTACTTAGACCTTCACTTCTTGCTGCTTGAGGGTTAGTCCTTGGTTTACCTTTAGAACTTTTACCTCTGGGTCTACCAGCACCAGTAGAAAAGGAGAACGATGTTACATATGCACCAGTGTCTACAGGGGAAAGATCAACAGCAGTTTGTGCTATATCAACTAACTTACGCTCTATTTGTTGTTCAGCTAGTTGTTTAAGACCATCTATCTTTCTTTGTAGGGAAGGCATGACCTTTAATTGAGTTCTCATTACTCTCTCACATCACACAAGAAACAAATCTTGACCCCATTAGAAAATATAGTAACAACAGAAATGACATTAACTGTGTCACCGTTACCAATAATCTGATCTTCGTCATCGGGTTCTACTTCTAATCCTAAAGCTGGTACTACACATTTACGGGTGCCTCTACGGATCTCATCTACGTTAGCTATGATACCTTGATCGTAGTTGTAGAAGTATCCAGTAAAACTGTAGTCGGTTGTAGCAGAACCTGTTACTGTCCCTGTAGTAGGATCGTAACTCCCTGCTGTAGTCTTCTTCTTTAAAGTAAGGGGTTCCCCAAACTCATCAACCATCTTAAGTAGGTTATAACCTCTTGAGAATGCCATCACCTACCCCTTAACTATAGTCGTAGTCATCACCACTGTAACTTGGTGGGTTCTTAAATCTATCCCTGCGGAAGGATGCTGGAACACGGTCTGTATCTTGCCTTACAGCATCTACCCTAGCTATACTAATACCACCAGCTTTAATACCCAATACAGCACCAGTCTTCTTACCTTGATGCTCTAGTGTCTCAGCTAGGCTAGTATAGTGCTCTTGTAAGTCGCTGTAGTCAGCACTGAGTGCCCCTGACAGGTTCTGTGTAACCCTACGAGAGTATTGTGCAGCTATCGTTCTAGCAGACCATGCAGCAGCATAATACACGTTGTCACTTGTTTGATTGAGAGCGAAGATAATCTCTTCATTCTGTACTTGTTGGTCGTTAGTGTCAGTATCACCTACAAGCAATCTAACAGAGTTTAATCTCTCCGCTACAGTACTTGTACCTAAGTTTGTTGCATCATACGACCAAGCCATAATCAATCAGTCTCCATGTGACCATAATTTCTACGCCAGCTACGAATAAGCCCACGTTGTTTATCAGCTATCTTAGACTTCTTACACTTCTTCTTTTGGAACTCAGCGTCAGATTTTGTCTTAGATTTTACTTTCTCGTTGATACCGTTTACTAGGTTGTGTAGCCCATCGACATCAAGTACCTCTAGTCCGTCACCTACTTTGGTTTCAGCTTCAAGAGTTGAACTGTGTCTTAGTCTACCTTCTCTGTAGAGTATCTTTACTAATTCTTTATCTAGACCTATCTCTTTCCACTTAAGCTCATCACCAGCATTGAAGGTGCGGCCTTGTGCTTTCATAGTCAGGGTAACAAAGAGTGGTCTGTCGTACTGCATCGGCTCATTAAGGAACATCGGGTAATCCTTTGATTAAGGGGAAGTGAGGGCCACTACAGCCCCCACCATAGTAAATACTTACTGTACGATGCCGTTTACGAAGGCACCCAAGTCAGCACCTACGATTTGCATATCGTAAGACATCTTAACTTGGATCATCTCAGCAATCTGTTGACGCTTAAGAGCATCGTCTGAGAATGACTCAACAGTAATACCTAAGTTGTTTACACCTTCAAGGTTATTCCAAGCAAAGGTCAAACCAGCGGCTGGTGACATAAGACCAGCATTGTTTGGTGTATAGCACAACATAGCATGTTTACCACCGATAAACGCATTGCTTTCTGCAACACCTTCAACGGATGAGTTCTTGACAGCTTCCATGACGTAGAAGTTCTCTACTTCAAAGATCTCAGCCAGTTTAGCATCAGTTACCAAAGCTGTGTTGGTTACAGTTGCGCCACCGTTCAAGCGAGCCAAGATGTCTGCGTTGTTTACCAGAGCATCACGTACTTCTTTACCAACAACCATTGTGTTTGGCTTGAAGCCACCTGACTTAAGCTGCATTACACGGCGTAGGTCAGTTACGTTTTGGATTGGTTTAGCAGCAGCATCATCCCAATACAGGAAGTTAGTTCCTGCTGTTGCGCCAGCACCGTCATAGTTGGTTCCCCAAATGTTATCTGAGAAGAAGTTTGTAGCAAACTGCTCTTCACGATGGATCATCAGACGCATCGCCAGAGTTTCAGCACCAGCAGAACGGATCTCTAATGCAGCATCTTCGTTAGCCAAAGTCTGTTCATCAAAGTCCATACCAAGACCATAAACGTCAGCAAAGTAGCTGCTGTTTGAGATGGTCATACCGATACGGTTTACTTCTGTACGTGGAGCTAGTTTCTCTACGTCACCAGTACGATTCATGTTCGCACGGTCATAGATGTAGTATTTGTCAGATTGTTTCTGAACGCCTACTGTTGGGAATACCTTATCAGCGATAAAGTTTTCTTGTGATTGTGCATAAGCCAGCGTGAGGTTAGTCAGCGGCTGATCTACATGCACTGCGGATGGAGTCAGCAAGGGCATTATTTATTCCTTTCTATGCTGGATTAAGCTACGACGTTACCGCCTTGGATGAGTTCAATAGCCATGATCTGACCATCAACTGCTGCTTCCAAAGCATAACCCATAACAACATCGCCAGAAGCTGCGGTGAGTGCGTCACCATTTGCATCGGCTTGAACGGCTGCACCAGCGGCGATAGTTCCACCAGCTTCTGCCATTACTTTACCTGAGATTGCTACAGTAGCAGCGGCTCCAGCAGTAGGGGCATTCAACAGAATACCAATACAGTTTTCACCAGCAGAGTCTGCAACGTCTACTTGTCCATCACTCTCAAGAGTAACGAACTTAAATTGTTTTGCTGAAAGGTCTTCCCCAGCAACAAAAGACCGTGTATCACGGGACTGCATTACAGCCATGTTTATTCTCCTTTATAGGATTTGTTGATAAGAGCTTTACCTTCATCGGTCTTAGCAACTGCAGCATAAGCTACAGCATATTGGCTCTTCTTGATTTTGTTCTCGTCCATATAAGACTTAACGAGGGCATCTAGCTTGTCTTGTGCGGTAGCAAAGTTGCCATCAGCATCGGACTTACCAAATTCTTCCATAGATTCCGCAAAGACTGCATCTGCACCCTTCAAGGCTTCCATGACACTTTCATCTTCATCAAACTTAGCAATAAGTGATTTAGCTACGTCGATGTTGAAATTAGGTAGAGCTTCTTCTGCACGTTTAGTCAGTTCAGCATCTGCCTTAGCAACTTCTGCTGCTTCCAGAGCCTTAAGGATAGGCGCAGGGATGTCAGATTTGTTGATTTGCTCACCTTCATACTCTACATACTCAGGCTCGACTTTCTTTTCGATGATGTCAGCTTTAATGACATATCCATTGTCGATAAGTGATTTACGAAGACGTTCGTTCTCTTCTTTCAAAGAGGCTTCAACGGCTTTAAGGGTTTCGATCTCTAGCTCTTCAGCAGTTGCTTCATCAGCTTTCTTCATGTCCATATTATACATCTTCATGGCCTCTTCTTCAGACATACCTTTATCCATGTATGGCTTCAGTTTAGCTTTAAGATCATCAGACATTTTTTCTACTTCATGTTCCATAGGTTCTCCACTGGAATTATCACGCTTGTACAAGGAGACTGTTGCCTGTGCGTTTGCTGGACGATCCACCAAAGACAATTCCTCCAACTCAAGCTGTTTTAAAAGGTTAGGCACTATAGTCCTCCTTGATTGCACGACCCCCAATAGAGAAGGCCGCAAGTTCACCAGACTTGACCTTTGCCCAGACATTATCGTCATGGACTTTGAAAGCTACAATCCAGCCCTCACGGTCACTCTGTATGCCAAGGGAGTCACCAATCTCTTTAGTGATAGGCATAGAATGGATAACTGACCCAATCTGCTCCCCTGTATGCATCTGTTTACCGACACGAATATGTTCCATAAAGCTGTTGACAGCCTTAACAAGTGTCTCAGGTTCTATTACGTCACCTTGACGGTCAACCACTGGCTCACCCTTCTCAGTAACGACTGAGGCCCATCCATAGACTAGACGTTGTTCTTCGTCAGCCTTTAGGATTTGACCTTCAATACTTTTTGTAAGGGGCTTATTGTGAGTGTAGCCTCTTTCCTTCAAATCAAGATGTTGTTCGTAAGTAGCTGCCATAAGAGCATCGCCTGTCTTAGGATCATACATTTGATGAGGTTTAAAATCTTCTTCTGCTTTGGTCATACTACCCACCGTTGCCCCACTCCACATACGACAGGACCAGTATCTAGCAGAGGTCTTATCTGTAGCTGTATCGCAAGAGTGTCTAGAGCGGAAATTAGCCCTTGCCTTTGGGTCATCTCGACGGATCTCCATGTTAGGATCTCCGAAGGTAACTTTCTTAGTCTTGTCACCGTCTTTAACGTACACACCAAACTTCTTACTTGAACCAGAGGGAAGTCTAAAGGGTTTGTTAAGGGGTTTGTCAGCTTTATCTACATAGTAACCATCGTCCATCTTCTTGGTGCTAGATGGGTGGCTAGAAGGCAACAAGTCTTTGTCGTGCTTAGGTGACTTAGAACCTGCTACAATCTTAAGGTAGCTGTTTACTCTAGCCATTGCCCATTGCTCTGGGCCAGTTACGTTAGGTCTAACAGAAGAGGGATTAGTTCTATAAGCGCCTACACCCCTGTTATAAACTGTCTGCAACATACCTGTTGTAACTTTATGCTTAGATTTAGCATTGTGTGTTTTTACTTTTTCAGCTAGTCCTTTAGGCATTGGTCACATGATCCTTATTAACTAAGTTCTCTAACGACAGAGATTGTCAAGTTTTGATTATTGGGGAATGTCTCAATAGTACTATCTGAATAGGTAACCTCAAACTCTACTGAGTAAGATCCTACAGTATCGGTATCTCCAGTCTGCCAATCATACTGAACTACACCACCAGATGTACTTGTAATAGTCATAGCAGCATCTACCTTAACTGTACCATCAAGGGCTTTCATATGAAACCTAACACTAGCTCCCGTTAAGATAATAGCCGTACCAGAAGCATCCTTAAGAGTAGCTTGCAAAGAAGGAGATGTATCATTTTGCTTGATGTTAAATGCCATTCTTAAGCTGCCTTGTTTTTGTTGTTTGATACAGTTGCTATGTTACAGAGGCTGTCTATAGTTGCTATGTTATAGTTATACGCCAGCGTAACAGTGTTGTCTGAATTAGAGGTTATGGAAACAACTCTTCTTACAGAGGGGTTAAGAAATAGAGAGGGGACTATAGGTGCGCCTGTCGTAATACTGTCAGGCTGTATAGCATGCTCTTGAGTAACAGCAGGGTTACCTAAGACAGGGCTACCAGTAGAAATACTGTCTGCTACAAAGGTTTCATCTTCTGCCATTGCTACAGAAGAAACCACTGGGTTACCTGTAACTATGTCATTAGCAACTATAACATGGTCTTGGCTTATTGCTGCTGCACCTACAACAGGTAGACCTGTAACAATACTAGATGCGTTTAGATTATGACCTTGAGTAAAGGCTGCACTGTTTACTACAGGGGCCTCAGTAGAAATACTGCTAGGCAGTAGAGCATGCCCTTGGTCTATCTCTGGATGACCTAACTGTGGCTCACCAGCTACAAGATCTGCTGTAGTGAATGTCTCACGTTCAGCCATGTTACACTGGTTGACAATCGGATTGCCTGTAACAATGTTAGAAGCTGATAGCTGATGCTCTTGAT